CAAACCAACAGTTAAGACTTATACCAAGGCTAACAAAATGTTAATTGAAGTTTTAGAAATGTCAGCATCAGCCAATCGGTTAAATGCTGTTGACGTGGATAATCCGCATTACACTGAATTTATCATCAAGTCGATTGAGGACGAAGATAAATTAATGGAAGACGGTATTAAATTTCTTGTTGATCTTTTCAAACTTAACGAAAAGCAAGTTGAACACTTGGAAGAATCAATTCCTGATTCTAACGTTTTAGCGAACTATCTTAGTTATGTTATTCGACGTATCAAGGGTCAATCTGATGAAGAAATCGCCTTAGAAGACAAGAAAGAATCTTTAACGCAAAAGGAATCAGACCCAAAAAAATAGTTGGCGATTGCTTACAAGCAATCGATGATGTCAATAACGATGTCGAAGATGTGGCGTACATGGAGAAACGGTTGCTTCAAGATGGTGGGGTTCTACCGTCACAAATTGAAAATGAAAATATCTATGATTTGTTCCGAATTACTAAGGCTCGAAATCGTGAAGACCGACCGTTATCTTCATATGCGGCTCATACCAAACTAAGCAGATTATCGAAGGAAGGAGGTAAATAAATGTCGGCAAATGATATTCAGTCAACTATGTCTACCAAGATTGAAGTTGACCAGCAACAAGCAGCCAATGAAGTTGAAAACTTAACGCATAAATTCAAAGACCTAACTGCACAGTGGAAGGCTGAACAAGCAACTGCTAAGGCTAACGGTGATACTGTTGCGGCGGCAAAAG